AACAGTAGTAATTAGTGTATTAAGTGTATTGGTTGTAGCCTTAGCGTTTACTACCATTAACCTTTTACGCAAAAACGAAAAGCAAGAAGACATATTGGCAGGATATATAACATACCTTGACCAATTCAGTAGAATAATAGAATTTTCGGATGAAAAGATGAAGAAAATTGATGAGAAGGGAATATTTAAAAGCGATGATGAAATCGGTTTTATGTATGAACAAATTAAAGATCTCCAGAAAATTCTATCTAATTTCAGGATAGATAAATTATGAGCACATTACCCCCTAGAAAAAGGAAGAAGAAGACAAAAAACCAATATTTTACTCAAGAAACAGAAGACGCTATTGTTAAATACAATGGCTCTTCTGATCCCGAAGAAAGGAGTGAAATTTATCGTACAGGCATCCATTATGGGTTTTTTAAACTTACCGAAAATATAATTCATACTTTCAAATTTTATTATACAGAAGTAAATGAAATTGAACACCTCCAACACGAGGTGATAACATTTTTATTAAGTAAAATCCATTTATTTGATCCTACACGGGGGGCAAAAGCATTTTCATACTTTGGTACGATTGCTAAACGGTATTTGATTATACAAAATACTAAAAATTATAAGAAAAGGGTAGACAAAGCACCAGTTGAAGAATTATACCATAATTTAAATTATTCATATGATATGGATTATGATCCTATGGAAAAAGATAATGATTCACTTTTTATGGATGAATATGTTAGGTATTGCCAAAATAATCTTTCCGAATTATTCCCAAAGCTTAGAGATGCTAAAATAGCGGATGCAATTTTATCTATATTTGAACAAAGAGATTCTTTAGATATTTTTAATAAAAAAGCACTTTATATCTACATAAGAGAAATGGTAGAGGTTAAAACACCTCAAATTACTAAAATAGCCGATAGATTAGGTAAAATTTATAAAGAACATTACCTCTTCTACAAAAATAATGGTTATACTAATTTTAAAGAGGAACCATATTTATAAATAAAGAATAAATATGGGACAGCTCGATAAAAAAATATTTGGTAAGAAAAAATTTTCCGACATATTGGAAGAAATTTACCTAAATCAAAAGAAAAAGGAAGAACAAATTTCTACCCTTATATCCGAGCTAAAACCTTTAATCCAAGATATTGGGGATGCTACTCTAGTAGTTCCCTTACTTAAAGAATATCTTGAAATATCTGTTAAAAATGATGAACAACTCATCAAAATGGCTACCATCATCCAACGTGCAGTAAATAATGAAGGAAATGATGATGGTAATTTTGGAATGACAGAGGATGAGAAATATCAGTTATTAGAAGAAGTAAAGAAATTTAAGGACGATAAAAAGAAGTAATGCCTAATTTTCAATATGGTATAGCAGGTCTTGCTCAGGGAGCTTTAAGTAGGTATAGCGAACCCGTTGAACCTAAAGAAAAAATTTTATTTTCGGCTAGGGTAAAAGATATCATATTAGATGAGTCTAACCCGTTATTTAAACAATATGGGGAGTGGGCTTCTATAGGTATGGTTTTAATAGAGGATGTAACCCAACCTACTAATACTAATTCTAGTACACAAGCTTACCCATTATTCCCTAATATTAAGCAATATCCTTTATTGAATGAAGTAGTTGTAGTCATATCTTTACCCTCTACAGGATTAGAAAGCAGTACAACATCTAACCGCTTTTATTATTTTCCTCCTATAAATGTGTGGGGGAGTCAACACCATAATGCTATTCCCGGAATTTCAACACTCCCTCCTTCCCAACAAAAAGATTATGAACAAACTTCTGCAGGGAGTGTAAGAAGAGTAACAGATGGAGGAACTGAAATTAATTTAGGCAAAGGATTTGTTGAACAAATTGATATAAATCCTCTTCAACCCTATATAGGGGATTATATATTAGAAGGGAGATTTGGAAATTCAATAAGATTTGGCGGGTATGAAGGGAAAGAACCTATAATAAAAATTCGTAATGGACAAGGTCCTGTTACTAATGAAGGGTGGACGACTGTAGATGAAAATATAAATGAGGATAAAGCCTCGGTTTACTTATCTACTAATCAACAAGTTCCTATTGAATCTAATACTTACAATTACAATTCATATAATGTTGCTCCTGAATCTACTTCGGAATATTCAAACCCTCAAGTATTAATCAACTCAGGTAGACTAGTATTCAATGCCAATTCTGATAGTGTCTTAATTAGCTCAGCTAAATCTATAAATTTAAATTCACAAGATTCTGTTAATATAGATAGTCAAAATGTTTTTGTTGTAAACTCCCCCAGTATACTTTTAGGAGGTAAGGATGCCACAGAACCCTTACTAAAAGGGGATACTACAATAGAACTTTTGTCTGAGTTAGTTGGGGAATTGAATAAATGGATGATTGGATTTAATGCTAATCCTTCCCCATACTTACTTCCCTTAAAAGTTTCTACTACTCCTTTAATATCTACATTAAATAGAATTAAAGCAGAGTTGGAGACTAAAACTAAATCCAAAGTAAGCAAAACTATCTAATGGCTAAGATTGAAGAAAATATTATTCAAAATGCTATACCCGATGGGTTAAAGGAAAAAGGGTTAGCTGTTTTAGGAACTGTAGTTACTAATCAAGCAATGGTATTTGCTGATAAAATGATCCCTGCTTTAAAGAAGAAATTAGAAGAGTTTGATAAAGGGTGCCCTACTCCCGAGGAGATAAGGAAAATTATTGATATTAGAAATAACATTACTCAACAAGCTAATTCTATATCTAAAACCTTGGATAAGGTTACTAAAACAGTTAATAAAACCTCAGCAACAGTTAATACTCTTGTAGGCATAATTAAAGGTTTAAAAATAGGAAAGGTAGCAGCTTCCGCTGCTCTTAAACTTATTCCTCTTGCACCTGGGGCGGCTTCAGCTGCTCTTACTGATGTAGACGAATTAATTACTAATAAGACATTTGATATAGAAGGAAATTCTAAAATTACCCCTGTTAAATCCGCTTTGGATGGAGTTTCAGTACCCTTAGCATTAATTTCTTTTTATATAGCTAATTTTATTAGAATATTAAATTTATTAGATGTTGCTATTGAAAAGTGCCAATCCGAGGTAACTTTAACCCCTATATCTTCAACCCCTATATCTTTAACCCCCGTATCCGACGAGTTAATAGAAATATCAGAAATTCAAAATCAAGCTGAGGAATCCCCTAATTTATCTACTTACAATGGTTTTGTTTTAGAAATAGAAGTAGTTCCTTATTCACCTACTGTTAATAGAAGGAGAGCACTTGGAAAAAACCAAGATGGAATAGTGTTAATTCAAACCGAACTTTCATTTACCCCCATAGACCAGGTAATGATAAACGAATTAAAATTTATTATCGACAGAGATAATTTAAAAGCTTATTAAGTAAATATTTATAAACAATGAAATCGCAAGTATTAAAATCTTTAATTAAAGAGGCCGTTAAAGAGGCAATTCAAGAAGAATTAAAAGAAGTATTACTAGAAGCCGTAAGGGCTCCTAGGCAAACTGTATCAGAGTCTTTACCTAAAATTTCACAATCTCAACCTTCTCAACCTATAAATGAGGACCGTAGAGCAAAATATGCTGATATTTTAGGGGAAACTGCAGCTTCATTTACTTCAGCAGACGTTAAACCTAGATTTAACCCCCAAGGCACAATGCCTGGTGGAGATTTACCTCCCGGAGAATTAGGAATGGACCAAATAATGGGATTAATAAGTAAAAAATAATGGCTATAAAAGTTGGAAATATACCGGCGTTTGATCAATACCCCACTGTGGGTATTGGGTTGTCTGTACCTTTCCAATCAACTCCATTAGCCATTAATACCCCAGGAAGTTTATTACCCCCCACAGGTTCAGACGTAATTGCTAATGCTACTTCAGGTTCTGATTCCATTTTTAATATAAATTATACTAGTGCGGAACAAATTAAGTATAATGTTATTAATTACTTTTTAACGAGCAAGGGAGAAAGAATATTTAATCCTTCATTTGGTAGTAATATAAGAGGATATTTATTTGAGCCTAATGATCCCGCTTCTCTTGAAATTTTAAAGAAAAGTATCGAGGATGATATGGCTTTAGTTTTTCCTATGGTAGGACTAAAAGAAGTTAAAACATCTGCTGATCCCGACTATTATAGTATTACAATTCAAATATTTTACTCGGTATTTTCAAGTT